ACATCAAGACCTTTGATGCTTGCGATGACCCTATCGTTTACACACTGGTACGTGTCAGCCCATACACAATGGAAGATATGCTACTAGGTGTCTTTGATAGCAAAGAATCCGTAATGTGTAGGCTCGCTAGGATTATGGATAGACCTTCCAATGATGAACAGTTCAAGATTGAAACACACAATCTCAGAACACTCAAGCAAGAGGAGGATCTCAACTAATGGAGTACGATGACCTCATGAAACAAGCGGAGGAGCATAACAAGCAGCTCCACCGCACCAAGGACATCAATGTTGCCGACTGTCTAACATACCAAGACAGGGACGCAATAGCACAGATCATAGACAAACGTGTTGCCAAAGAATACGGTGACATGTATCCATTCAGATGGTCATTCTCCTGTAGCGGACACTTTATTTGTTAATCATGAGTACACCACACGCACAAGAACGCCTTGAAACTATCTTTGAAGAGGTCAAGGCAGCCTTTCCTTACTACGATGAGGACAAGCAAGCTGAGATTGCTATGAAGCGATTTGATGAGGAGCTGGTATGAGAGACTTCGAGAACTTAATTATGTTCTGGATAGTACCTCTGAGTATTATCTCCATCATCATGCTAGCTCAACCACCAGAACCATCTGACTCTTATAGGTACTCATTATCATGGCTAGACCCGACCCTTTTGAAAACAGAATAAAAGAACTCAACAAGTGGAAAGCCACTGACGAGTTAACTCAAGTCTCCTTTGATATGGGTCATGAGGCAGCTCTCACCTGGGATTTGCCCGCCTCGTATGTTTGTGTCGTCAGGGCAATGAAGACTGACGGCAAGATTGAGGAGCGAGCATATCGCCAAGCTAATGCAGCTAAACGGTACATGAAAAACTTACTTGTAGATGACCACGATTATGTAGTCATGACAGGTAATGCAATACTGGACACCTTATCTGACATCTTATGACAATCAATCCACATGACCTATCAGAACTGTTAGATCGACTAGGTTACTACATTGATGATGAGACTGGCGAGGTCAGCCTTGAGCTTGACCCGTGTGGCCCACCAACAATAAACAAGTTCTTAGTTACACTAGCTTCCCAAGGTCAACTAATGACCAAACGTAATGCAGCATGTGAGTTAGGGTTTTATCTACCCAACTGGCAATGCTTCAGCAGCATGGAGGAGTACTGTAAAGTATTTCCCTATGAACAACAATGTAAAATTTATGATGACTAATTTGACACAACGACAAATTGACCGTCTTGATGACTACGAATACTCACTCTTTCTCGCTTATGGTGACGCATACAAACCTACACCGACAATTTCTCCTAGAGCAGGAGGCAATCAGCTGTGGGAAGCAAAGACTTCACGATTCTTTAGAGAAACTAGAAGGGAAATCCTACGCTTCCGCAAGCGTGTACGGGGTGTCATCAATCAGAGAAGCACTACCGTACTTAATCAAGACCGTTGAAGATACCTTTTACCGCTTGAGTAAAGGGCAAGCAGGTAAGTTCTATAAAGAGATCTCACTGTATCTTGACGAGCTGGAGCCGTTGGCTATTGCTACCATCCTATTGAAGGTAACATTTGACAGGGTATTCAGCACTAAAAGACAAGCTAACGTACTCGTTCCAACTATGTCTGCCATTGGATCTGCACTTGAGACAGAGTGTAAGTTTAGATGGTATAAGCATAATTACCCAGGGCTTATGCACTATATTAGTGACAAGTATTTTCATGATGCCTGCGGTACAATGCAGAAACAAGTTATTGCCAGCAAGAAATTTGGTGAGCATGACATACGATGGCCAGCATGGGGTACAAAGACAAAGGTATCTCTTGGTAGATGGGGTTTGACTGCAGTTATGGAGTCCACAGGATGGTTCACCATCAACAAACGCAAAACCCACCGCAAACGCTACGAATATAAGGTTGTACCCACACCTGAGTTCGAGACAAAACGTGACGAGCTGATTAAAACAGCTGAACTATTCTCTGGAATACCTTGGCCAATGCTAGTCGTACCAGACGATTGGGGCTATGATGAGGAGGGTAGTATCATCTACGGTGGTTACTTAACTAATCGTATGATGAGAGGTCACGATTTGACTAGAAAATCTAACCCCTACATTAAACACGGGGAAGCACCAATTAACTTCTTAAACAAGTTACAGCGGGTGAAGTACTGTGTAAATCGTCATGTACTGGAAGTAGCAGAGGAGATGAGGTTAAGAGGTAGAGTAATAGGTAAGTTTATACCTATAGCTCCAGCTTACAAACCATCACGTCCTGCTGATGCTGATGATGATGCTAAGTCTAACTTGTCATGGAGAAGATCTATGGCTGAGGCTTACAATGCTGACCGTATCAATTTTAAGAGATCAGTCAGAACCAGAACACAATTAGAGGCAGCTGAGAAATTTAAAGATGAGTCGTTCTACCTATGTTGGTCATTCGACTACAGGGGAAGAGCATACCCCATCCCAGCCTTCCTCACACCTCAAGATACAGACTTTGGTAAAGCTATCTTAAACTTTGCTGATGAGTCTAGTGTGACAGATGAAGCAGAGTTATGGTTGTCTTTCCAAGTAGCCACAACTTATGGTTTAGATAAAAGCACACTAGAGGACAGACATCAATGGGTGTCTGAGAATACCGAGCTTATCACTAAAGTTGCTACTGACCCAGTTAGATATTTGTCTGAATGGGAAGAGGTAGACGAGCCTTGGCAATTCATGTCTTCATGTCATGAATACTACCACTGTTGTATTGCTAAAGATAAACCTACTACAGGTCTAATGGTGGCTGTTGATGCCACGTGCTCAGGATTACAGATCCTTGCAGCTTTGGCAGCAGACAAAAGCACAGCTGAACTTGTTAATGTAGTACCTAGTGAAAAACCTAGTGATGCTTACAGAGCAGTAGCTGAAAATGCTAAACAGTTTCTCCCTGATTACATGCACTCGTGGATGAATCGTTCCGTGTGCAAACGCACCGTGATGACAATTCCCTACAATGCTACTAAGGATAGTAGTCGCAAGTACATACGTGAGGCATTACTTGAAAAGGGTATCAATCCTACAAAGGATGAGTTAACACAGGTTGTCAATGCTATTTACAGTAGTATGGACAGTATCGTACCTGGCCCAATGAATGTGATGCGATGGATAAAGAAGCATGTCGGACTTTACATCAGAAATGGTGCTAGAGAAGTTGAGTGGGTAACACCATCTGGTTTCACAGTCAATCAAAAAAGAGATGACATTGAGACACAGATAATGGAACTACAGCTGTTAGGAAGGACTCAAGTAAGAATACCTACTGGTAAATCTACACCTAGTCCTACCAAACATAAGTCTAGTACTGCCCCCAATTATATACATTCATTCGATGCTTCGATCCTTCACAGATCTTTTAATCAATTCGATGAACCATTCACAGTTATCCATGATTCTGTTTTATGCAGAGCAGGAGACATGGGAACACTCAATCGCCTTGTGCGAGAAACCTACTCCAATATCTTTTCCGAGAAATGTTGGCTGTCAGAGTTTGCCAAAACCATCAACGCCTCGGAACCACCACCAATCGTTGGAACATTAGACCCTAAAGTTGTTTCAAATTCCACCTATTTTTTCTGTTAAACATGGCCCACACTTATGTAACACCCGAACCTGTAACCCTAGACGGCTTCCAAGCTATCTTAAAAGCAGGTGAATGGGGATACAAACTATCAGCTCTTGTAAAAGAAGAGCTTGTATCTAAACTAGAAGAGGAACGCCTCTCTGCCTTAGAATGGGCGAGAAGCAAGGCTAAGAACCCTAAAAGGGTTACTGTAAAGCCTGAGCCTTGGGAAGAGCTTGATAATACTAAAGGTACATACCACATACGTTTCAGCTGGAGAGATGGCGACAAGGTTATCCCTGTTGTTGTTGACACAGAAGGAACACAGATCAAAGATAAAGATACACCCATATACAGCGGTAGTAAAGTTAAGATAGCTTTCTTCCAAAAACCTTATGTACTTCCAAGCGGTGACATTGGTACATCATTAAAACTAAAGGCAGTCCAAGTTATTAGTCTTAACAATGGAGCTGGTGTAGTTGATAATGGAGACATGTCAGCCGAAGATGCAGCCGATCTATTTGGTGCTACCAGTGGTTTTAAGGTTGAAGACCCTAACGTGGAAGCAACTGGTACTCCTAGCTCTGTTGAAGCTGACGACTTCTAATGCGTAGTCATTTAGAAGAACAAGTTGCTGACTTGTTAGATCAGATGAAAGTGCCTTATCAGTATGAATCTGAGAAACTACCTTATCTTATCGAGGCAAACTACATCCCCGACTTCAAGGTTGGGGATATATACCTCGAAGCTAAAGGTTACTTTCCTCCAGATCAGAGGCGTAAGATGAAGGCTGTTAAAGAATCTCATCCAGACTTAGACATTCGTATTATATTTCAATCACCTAATAATAAAATTTCTAAACGCTCTAAAACTACATACGCAAAATGGGCAGAAAAAAACGGTTTCCCTTGGTGTGCTTACTATGCAATCCCAGTTGACTGGCTCCGATGAATCAACCTTCTTATATCACACAAGCTGTGATAACTGCGGTTCGTCAGACGGTAATTCCGTATACGATGATGGACATACTTATTGTTTTGTATGTAACCACTTTACTAGCGGGGAGTTATCCGATGATAGTGAACAACCAAGATCAAAAGCTATGCTGAAAGGTAATCCTGTAAAGCTACGCAAAAGAGGTCTGTCAGAAGAGACCTGCCGTAAATATCGCATCCACATGGACGGTGATACTTTACGTATGCACTATTTTAACAAAGCTGGACAAGTATGTGCAGCCAAAGTTAAAACAAAAGATAAAGATTTTTGGATGGAAGGTAATAACACTGACCATCAACTTTTCGGGCAAAATTTATTCCCAGATAAGGGCACTCGACTTACCATATATGAAGGTGAGTTAGATGCAGCCTCTGGATGGGAGTCACAACCTAAATGGCCACATGTATCCATACCAAATGGAGCTAAGGCTGCAAAGAAGTCATTACAAAGGGTATTAGACCTACTTCAAAACTATGAAGAGGTTGTATTATTCTTTGACAATGATGAGGCGGGTAGACAGGCAGCACAAGAATGTGCAGAGCTACTACCCCCTGGAAAAGCTAAAATCGCTAGGCTTGAGAAGTATAAAGACGCTTCTGAAGCACTACAAGCAGGAGACAATGAAGCAATAAGACGTGCAATCTGGGATGCAAAGACATACAGACCAGACGGTATTGTTGATGCCAAGTCTCTGCTTGAAATAATTACCACACCCACCCCACCCGCTGACCATGATTACCCATTTCAAGGATTACAAGACAAGCTGCACGGCATACGGTATGGAGAACTTATCACAATTACTTCGGGATCTGGTACAGGAAAATCCAGCTTCTGTAGGGTTCTTGCAAGTCATCTTCTCAACAGACAAGAACGAATCGGTTACTTGGCACTTGAAGAATCTAACCGTAGGACGGCACTCGGATTAATGTCCGCACAGCTCGGTAAACCTTATCACCTTGAAGAATATGAACGAGCAGAACTCGAACACGCCTACAACAGTACTATTGCTAATTGGAATCTTTTCTTGTTCGATGGCTTTGGCAGCTATGACCCTGACACAATTTACAGTAGGATCGAATACC